GCCAGAGGCCAGCGAATTGGTGTTGTAGTACAGGTTGCCAGCGGCGAGCGGCCCACCGGTGTTGTCGGTGGCGGGGTCAGACGATTTCGGCCCCAGGTACTGGTCGTTGAAGTTGGCGAACGCTGACAACGCCGAGTCGCGTGCGGCTTCTGCACCAGCCTTTGCGGTGGCAGCATCGGTGGCGCTCGAGGACGCGTTCGTTGCCTGTGTCGTAGCCGTGGTTGCGCTGGACGCTGCGTTCGTCGCACTGGTCGCCGCTTCAGATGCCTTCGTGGTGGCAATGCCTGCTTGTGTGGTGGCGGTCGATGCGCTCGAGGCAGCATTCGTTGCGCTGGTGGCCGCTTCTGCCGCCTTGGTTGTGGCCGTGCTGGCAGATGTGGACGCAGACGACGCCGAGCTCGCGGCGTTGGTCGCGCTAGTGGCTGCTGCGGTCGCAGACGTAGAGGCGGCGGTGGCGCTGTTTGCCGCATTGGTAGCCGACGTAGCAGCGTTGGTAGCGCTGGTCGAGGCTTCCGTCGCCTTTGTTGTTGCGGTCGTTGCTGAACCAGCGGCAGACGTTGCGCTGGTGGCTGCGTTCGTAGCGGAGGCTGCTGCCTCAGCCGCTTTGGTAGTTGCGATACCAGCCTCAGTAGTCGCGGTCGAGGCCGACGTCGCGGCATTGGTAGCTGATGTTGCAGCCTCGGATGCCTTGGTCGTTGCGGTAGTTGCAGAGCCGGATGCAGCGGTTGCGGATGCGGCAGAGTTTGTCGCGCTGGTTGCGGCATTGGCTTGAGAAGTTGCTGCCGAGCTCGCGCTTGCAGCGGCGTTGGTTGCCGATGTGGCGGCTGCGGACGCACTCGATGCAGCCTCGCTTGCTTTTGTAGTCGCTGTCGTGGCGGAACCGGCGGCGGCAGTGGCTGAACTGGCCGCGCCAGTAGCCGACGTTGCAGCCTCCGCAGCCTTCGTGGTCGCGGTCGAAGCCGAAGTAGAAGCGGACGTGGCTGAGCTGGCGGCATTTGTTGCCGCAGTCTCGGCGGCATTTTTTGCCGCCATGAGCTCAGGCGTCACGTCACCGGTGTCACCCTTTGGTCCCTGGATACCTTGGATACCCTGGATGCCCTGGATGCCTTGCGGCCCTTGCGGCCCCTCGCTAACGATGGTAACCGTTTGCGCAGAGGAAACCTCTTGGACGACAACGGTTGCGCCGATTTCTTCGACAACGACCAAATCGCTCATCGAGTGATCTCCTTGGAAACAGTGATCTCGCCTTCCATGAGACGGGTCACGGTTCCGTCAGCGGAGGTCAGCTCGAGGTCGTACTTGCCACGAGACCAGCCGATCGCCGCGGTGGTCGTCGCGCTGAAAATCATCGTGATCGTTCCGGCGCCAGTTCCTGAACCAGTGGTGAGCACCAGCTTGCCATTGGTCGAGGACAGCTCGAGCAACACCTCTTCCGATGCAGCGCTCTTGCGGATCTGCATCTTGGCTGTGTAGCCGGTCAGGTTGACAGCAGCCCCGGAGCTGTCTTTCCATACGATTGGCTTGATCAGGGTCGCGCCCTGTTCGATCTCGAAGTCGTAGCTTGCTGCTGGCATATCAAATTCTCCGGAGCTTGGCCTGCATGACAGAACGGACCTGGCCGTGGGTACTGCGCTGACGAGCCACGTTGATGCCCTGCTGGAACAGGGTCCTGTGAACTGCCGCCATCTTCTCGTTGCTGTACGGCTTGCCCACGCTGATCATTAAGCGAGACAGAGCGCCGCTTGCGATCGTCTCGGCGTAGTCCTCGAGGATCACGCTTTCGACGCTTTCGCTGGCTCGAGTCGGCTTCAGGGCCACGCGCATGGTTAGGCCGTTGGCGTAGTCCTTCTCCGGAGGATTCCACACGGACACCGAGCGCTCGTCCTTCTGGAGGTAGAAGCGCGGCGTGCTGGACTTGTCCTGGTACGAGCTGAACAGACGGTTGTAGACCGATGCTTCACGCACGAAGTCAGGCGCCAGAGGCGTGAGCTCGTTGTCCTCGAGCCAGGCTTTCATCACCTTCACGACGATGTAACCCTTGGGCGGCTCCAGGTCGTAATCCACCACACCAGACCTCAACGTGACCGGATCGTGGTCGCGTTGGAGGATCAGGCTTTTCTCGCAGAACTCGATGCAGGCGTTGCGCACTGCGTTGACGACCACCATCTCTGCCGCACCAGGAACCTCGGTCAGGATGTTGGGAAAGAAATCTTCGTAGGACGCTGACATCAGACGCCTCCAGCTTGAATGCTTTGCGGATTGGACTCGCCGCCTTTACGGTTCAAGGACTGGCCGAACGCCACATCCTTCTGCAACTTCATGCCCATGAGTCCGCCGAACAGATTCAGGTAGCTGTTGGCGAGCGCTGCGTTGCCGCCGAAGTCGGCTTCCTTGGCGTATGCGCGGAACAGAACAAACAACACGATGCCCTCGAAGTAGGCATCAGCGATTGCCAGGTCGTTGTTGGTTGCCGTCAGAGTCGTCGGTCGCTTGGAGTACAGGAGCTCGACCTTCACCCCGGAGTTGACAGGAGGATTCACCCAGAATGTCGTCGGGTTGCGCTCGTCGTAGACAGAGTTCTTGACCTCGGACTTCTTGGTGTTGGTGTGCCAGTACGGATCGTAGGCATCTAGGGTGTCGCGATCGGTGGGGCGGATTGCGCGACCAGGCGTCGTGCCGTCCGAGCCGATGTTGCGGATCACGTCCAGCAGGCGGTAGCCGGCGGAGGGAATGGATTGCTTGGATCCAGCGACCAGCGTGACGACCTCGTTGACCGGGAAACAGTCAGGGCGGTAGACCGCGATGATGCCTTGCGCATCGTTGATGGCGTCGATCAGCTCCTGATCGGTCCAGCGGTAGCCGGTAGCGTCAGCGTCGTTGAGGATGGATCGAACCCGCGAAAGAACGTCAGAGACCTTCATGCTTCACCCGGCGGTTGTTTGGACTTGCGCGGGGGCTTGCCGGCCTCTTTCCTGAATTCCTTGAGGGCGTCCTCAATCCCGAGACCAGGCGCCGTGTCCGACTGCGCTGTCTCTGGATTTTCGTTGGGGTTTTCTTGTGGAACGGTCTGCGTCGGGCGCTCGTAAGGCTCCATATCGTCCCGCTGCGCGAGCTGCGGAGTCCACGCGTAGATGTGGC